CGACGTTCTCGTTGACGGCGTTCTGGTCCTTGGGCTCCAGTGCTGGGTTGAGAAGCTCCTTCGGGTTGGGCACCTTGAGCGTCTCAAGCAGGCGCTCCTCAACGGCGCGCATGTTGTAGAGCTGCGGCAACGCGGCAGCGCGCTGCGACACGGCCTGCACCTGCGCATAACGCTGCGCCTCGCTGAAGATGTTCGGATCGGAGACGGGCACCACATCAAGCGGCCCCTCAAAGTCCTTGCGCGTGGCAAGCTCTTCGCCCGCCTCACGCTCCAAACGCTCGTCGTCGAGGTACATCGCGTTGAGGCGATGCAAGATCCGCAGCATGCGCGCCATGGCGTCGTGCAGGCGTGCGTGGATCGAGGAGAAGACGACCATGCCTTGCTCGATCTTGGCGAGCGTCGTGCCGACTGGCGCGTTCGGGTTGCCGTCGGCCACGTCGTCCAAGGCCGTGCGGACCACGCCCTTGCCTGCGTCGACCAAGAAGCCGAGCAGGTTCATCAGGACGGGCGAGGGCGGGTTGTACGGCAGCGGCATCGCCAGCTTGCGCACGTCGTCGACGTTCAGGCCGCCCTCGATCTCGATGGTCTGCGTCGGCTGGATGGACAGAGACTGACCGCCTGCCGTGCCGCCCTTGAGCTTGAGCATCGTCTGGCTGTTGGAGATGTGCGCACTGTCGAGCAATGCGCGCAGTGCGCCGGTCGCAGCACCCGAGAGGCCGCCGATCATGTGCGGCAAGCCGATTGGGTACGCGCCGCGCCACGGAATGAACGGGAACTCGACGAACCAGAGCAACTCTTCCTTGTGCTCGTCCTCTTCGTCCCAGTTGCGGTAGATCGACAGCACCTTGCCCGAGGGCTTGTCGACGCTGATGATGTACGGCGCTGCGCCTTCGCCTTCGACGTCGGCAATCGCGTAGATCTCGTAGACGATCCGCAGGCCGTCTTCGTTGAAGCTGGTCTGCTCGCGGCCCTCGATCTTGTCGTTGGCCTGCGCGGCCACGCTCATCTCAGGCTCCATGCCTGCGGGCGTCAGGTCGACGTCGCGGTACATGCCGTTCTTGACGCGGTTCTCATAGTCGAGCTGCGTCAGGTACTGGACGTGCGTGCGGCGCTGGGCCGTGTAGAAGTTGGTGGCCGCAAACGGCAGGTACATGTCGTCGATGGCGACGAACAGGAACTCAGGCCGGTTCTTCGCCTCGTCCCAGCCGAGCTTCAGATACTGTGCGCCGCCCAGTGGCACCTGCGTCATGAGCTGTTCAAGCTCGGCACGCACCTCGGGGCACTGCACGGTCATCTGCCAGTTGAGCAGGTTGGTCTTGCGCTTCGCCTTGTCGAGCTTCTTGTCCGTGGGCTTGCCCGGCACGAGGTCCTTGGCGGGGCCCTGCGGCGGGAAGATCTCCTTCATGGCGCGCGCCGCGAAGTCGATGCAGGCCTCGGTCAGCATCGGGTGGACCACCTTCGATGCGCCTTGGAAGTCTGCGCCGCCGGGGGCGTCGTCGCCCAGACCAGTGCGTCGCAGGCCTTCGTCATACTGGTCGTCACGCTTCTTGCGCGCGTCCTTGTCCTTGCTGATCAGGTCGAGGAAGCGGGACGACAGGCGGGCCAGCTCCGGCTCGGGGATGATGCCGTCGGCGAGGTTGGCGTAGAACTCGCTCTCGCCTGCCTTCGGGTCTTCCTCGTCGAGGCGCACGATTGCGCCGCCGTCTTCGGTGTCCTCAACGTCGTCCTGCTCTTGGCCCTCAAGCTCAATGAGTTCGCCGTACTCCTGTTCGTCTTCGTCTTGCATCAGGTTGTCCTTTTACGCCGCGTAGGGGTTCATTACCACAGTGGGGGCGGGTCTGTCACCCTTCCAGTCATCGCGCGGTTTGCGTGTGAGGTCGATCATGCGTTTATCCATGCACAGCCGCAGCGCCTGCGTGGTCTGATCGACGTGGTCGTCGTGCTTAATCGAGCGTTCGCCGGTGAACGAACAGAGCTGATAGATCAGCGGCTCGACCCAACTGCGTGGCTTGCCGGGGAACTTGTCGCTCTCGGGCACCCAGACGCGGTTCTGGGCGAAGATCGGCGAGACCATGTGCAGCCGCGTCAGCTTGTCGGCGCGGCCCGGATTGTAGGCGTAGGCCTCGATGCCCTCGCGCTCCAACATCTGGCGCAGCGAGATGCCGCTGCCCTTGTCTTCGATCAGCAGGATGTCCGGCTTGCGCCCAGACGTCATGGGCTTGGCGCTGCCGAACATGGGGCGGATCAGCGCCTGATCGTCGTCGTCGCCGTAGCGCACGTTGCGCTCCTTCTTCACGCGCTTCATCAGGTCGGGCAGGCCGAGATGATCCTCCCAGCAGTCGAGCAGGATGACGTGGCTCATGTTCTTGTACTGGAACACGCCCCAGACGCCGCACGCCGTCGGGTCGGGGTCGCCCTTCTTGTCGATGCTCTTCTCGGTGTAGGCCGTGTCGAGCGACATGATGATCCAGTCAAGCTTCGGCAGCCTGCGCTTGGCGGGCCAGAGGTTGATCCAGCTCCGCTTGATGACGCCGTTCTCTTCAGGATCGATTAGCTCGCCGTAGATCTCCTGACGCCCAAGCGTTGTGCCCTCATACTGTTCGAGGTTGCTGAAGAAGTCGTCGGGCAGGTTCGCCTTGTTGTCATAGGTCGAGCCGCGCACGATCACGCGCCGGTCCTTGGGCGCGCTCAGCCTGCGGATCAGTTCCTTCGGCTTGGGCGTCGTCGTCCAGAGTATCTGCGGTGCAGGGCCCAGACGCATGCCCATCATCATCATGTCCCACGTCTCTTGATCGTACTGCCATGCGGCCAGCTCGTCGCACCATGCGCGGCAGTGCTGAGGGCCCCGGAGCCTCTCAGGCTTCTCAGCCGTGAAGCCGCGTATCGTGCTGATGCCGCCGGACACGTTGCGCATGCGGATGTAGTTGCCCGTCTTGTTGTGCTCGACGAGCAGCTCGGGCGGCAGGACGGACAGCAGGCCGCTCTCGCCCTCCATGCACGTCACCTGAATATCCTGATAGGTCGGTGCAATCACGCAGCTATCGAAGCCTGACGGATCGAGGAAGACGGATCGCGTCAACCACTCGCTCCCCACGCGTGTCTTTCCGAAGCCGCGCCCGGCGAGGAAGCCGCACTCGCTCCAGTTGCTGAACGGAGGGATCTGGCTGTCGCGCGCCGTGCTTTTCCAGCGCGTCTGCCACTCCATGAAGGTATTGACGTGCTCGTCGCCAGTCAGGACGTCGACTATGTCAACCTGCACGACGCGACCATCTGCAAGTGTAAGCGGCGCGCTGGTCATGCGTTCTTGCGGTAGAGCGTCAGCGCGTCGCGCAGTTGGAGGTTGGTCTCGCGGATCTTGTCGTACCGTTCCGTCGACCGCAGCAGCGCGTGATCAAGCGCAGCGCGCTCGGCGCGCACGCGGTCCAGCTCGACCTGAAGCTCGCGGATGCGACGCCACGGGTTCCAGATCATGGGTCTACCTTAAACGAGAGCAGGGCTTGGGCCATCAAGGACACCACAGCGGGGTCGGCGGGCTGGGTCTCGACCTTGAGCGCCTCACCGTTCTTGTTGCCAAGGTTCAGCGTTGCGTTGTCGCCGTACTTCTTCAGGTTGAGCTTGCCCATGGCCCACTTGCGCGTGTCGATGCGGACGCGTTTGTCCTGCACCTCGATTGACGGGTCGTCAGCAATTTCGAGAATGTCTTCGAGCATGTCCTCGGTGGCGGCTTCGCGCGCGCGGGCGTACTTCTCGGCGAAGTCCGGGAAGCGATCTAGCCACACGTACACTGTCGATGCGTTCGGAAACTCTTTGTTCTTGCACAGCTTGCGCAAGCTCATCCCTTCGGTAAGCTTGTCGCAGATGAGGTTGCCCATCTCTTCGGTGTAAGTGCTCGGTCGGCCAGTCATTGTCTGCATGCTCCGCTTCTAGGCAGGACTACCAGAACCCCCAGATAGCAGCAGCGCGATGAAACTACAAGAGGGTGTGGCTCGACCTATTCCAAATCAGCCGAGCCACAGCCTGCATAATCCTTCACGAAATCCAAATTGTCAATGCAACGTGGGATTGCGTTACAGCATGCAGCACGACGCAACATGATGCACGATTGAGTTCCGAGGGTGGTCAACAAAAGTGCAGCGCAGCACAGCATCTGCTCGGTGCAGCATTTGCAGCAGTTGGGGGCCTTCTTTTAGAAGGCTCCCCCCGATGCTGCATAAATGCTGCATTTCTCCGAGCTGCACCATTTGCAGCATGCTGCTTAATGCTGCAAATGATGCATGCTGCAATTATTTTTAAAAAGATGCATTTTGTGTATTGCAATGCCTAATTGCATCGATTAGGGATAGCTCATCAGCAACACGGAGTAAAAAAAATGACTTTCATCACTTTCAACAAGAGCAACTGGTCCGGCGAAGAAGCCACCATCAACATCCGCGACAACAAGTTCTCGTTCAACGGCTACGACTTCGAGCTGCGCAACTTTGAGACCGCCAAGGGCGACAACCCTAAGTACGATTTCCACACCGTCGACTTCTATTACGATGGCGAACTGTTCGGGACCGCCCACCGCTTCGAGTGCGACGACGAATGGGAATACAACTGCGGCGACTTCTACCGCACCCACAAGCACCCCGCCGTCCTCTGCGCCATCGTCGCAGCCAACCGCATCTAACCCAACGGGGGCTCCGGCCCCCACCCTTATCAGCAACAGGAGCACATCACATGTACGTCAAAGAAACTTTCACCCACACCTTCAGCCACGGCGGCAGCGTCGTCGTGCCAGCGGGTGCACGCACAACCAGCGCCAGCGCACACGGCGGCTTCCGTTGGCTCGATGCGTCAGTCTTCTACCCCAACACCATCGAGCGCCACGATGCCGAGTACTACGGCATCCGCGTATACCCTGACAACCTGACGGAGACACCAGCATGAGCAACGGTATCGCACATCGTATCGGCAACTACCACTACGCGGACGGCGCACTACGCCGCCGCACAGTGAACGGCATCGACTACCTAATCGGCATCGCAGGCGCGTACAACGCCTTCGGCCTGATCGGCAGCGAACACAACGGCATCTTCGTCCTTGACGACACGAACAAGCGCGTCGTCCTCGACCGCGACACCGAGATATCGTCGGGCTACTACGGCCCGTCGAAGGCGCAATGGGATCGGCTCAAAGAGTTCATGACCTGCGCGCCGAAGGACTTCATCAACCTTATCAGCAACCACGAACGCAGCCGTCTGGCCGCATAACAACAGGAGCATAGTATCATGGCAACACGTTCATTCATCATCGTCGCCAACCCCAAGGGCGACTTCACCGGCAGCTACTGCCACTGGGACGGCTACCCGTCGCACAATGGCCGCATCCTGCTTGAGCATTACAGCAGCAAGGGCAAGGCTCGCGAGTTGATCCGCCTCGGCGGCCTGTCATCGCTGGGCAAGCGCGCCAAGCCGATCAACCCAGAGGCGCACAGCTTTGACGAGGGGGAGACCGGCACGACCGTGGCGTACCACCGCGATCGCGGCGCGCCTTGGGACAAGGTCAAGCCGACCACCGCCGACACGCTGTCCCACCTTGCATGGCTGGCCGACGGGAGCTCGTGCGAGTACGTCTACCTCTTTTGGAACGGGCACTGGTCATACAACACCATCGCCAACGCACTGGACGGTAAGGCTTGGGAGCCACTGACGTGGGAGAACACAGCGCGGGAGCAGGTGGAAGCATGATACGACCAACACTCAACATCAACGGCAGCAGCGCCTTTGACCTCATGAACCCGCGCCGCGCGGCGATGGCCCTGATCAGCGAGCTTATCGACGCGCTCAAGCAAGTCACGCCCAACGGTCGCGACTACCCCAACGACCTTGAACAGGTTGCTCTCGTTGCAGACCGCAACATCCACTTCGACCGACTGGCCGCGCTGCACACGCTGCGTGAGGAGCTGCTCGACGAGGCGCTACACATCCAGCAACAGGAAAGGGCGGCAGCGTGATCCACATCGCATCGAACATCTTCTTTTTGGCCGTCCTCGCCTTCACCATCATCGCAATCGTCAAGACACTGACAGGAGAATGGAAGTGATCCGTCTGCCGACCGAAGACCGCATCTTGTCGATCCCGCTTGCACGCTCCGGCGAGTTCGACCTGACACCGCCAGAGATGCAGCGCACGCGCCGCTTCATCTACTCGCTCAACAAGAGCCACGTCCACGGATGGCGCTGGCGCACCATGCGCGAGAACAACACGCTTCTTGTATGGAGGATAAAATGACCGAAGATCTACCCGACGGCTCTGCCAGCCGCGCTGCGCGCGACGCTGGCTGTGAGCAGGTGCTTGAGAACCAAGCATCAAGCTGGAAGGAGGATTACGCATATTACGCCGAGAAGTTTCTCGACGACCTCCGCTTCAATGACCTGTTCACCGGCGAGGATCTACGCCTCTACGTACTGCCATACACCGGGACGCCATCGCATCCCAACGCGTGGGGTGCATCCGCTAGAGGCGTGTTGGGCCGTTGGATCAGGCAAAACTATGTCGAACTGCACAACATCGCCCCCACCAAGTCGGTGAAGAGCCACGCCTCACGCATTCCGCAATACAGGGTAATTAAATAGGAGGACTGAAATGAAAAAATGGTTAGCACGTAAGCTCTTTGACATAGCCATCTGGCTCGATTGGGATGAGGCCACGATAGTCGCCGAGGCCATAACAGTGTCGCGCTTCATGGTTGCACTGGAGCGGATCACTGCCGAGGCCAAGCGCAAGCCGGGCCGCCCACTGGGCAGCAAGGACAAGGCACCACGTAAGAGCCGGAAGGTGGCAGCATGAGCGAGCGCGCACTCTTCTTTTTCATGATAGGCATCGGCCTGCTGACGACCTACCTCATGCTGACTGCGCCTGAGCTCACCGCACAGGAGCGCAAAGAGATGGAGGAAGACTGGTGGGACTAATGCGCCGCATCATCGACCGGCTTTTGGCCTACATGTTCAGAAACAATAAGGATTGGGATCAATGATCAAGGAACGTATCGAGGCGCTGCGCAAGCGCGAACAAGTATGCTGGGAGATGGCGGAGGTGTTCCTACATGCCAAGGACGCGCACGGCCTGCACGACATGGGCGTCGAGATCCAAGGCATCCAATGGGCCATCCGCGAACTTGAAAACCTATTAACCAAGTAAGGAACAAAACACATGACCGATTTACTGAAGCACATCGATCAGATGGTCGTAGACAATACCTTTTCACTCGACGCCCTTGAAGGCATCAAAAAGCTAAAGGACGGGTTCGCTGCACTTGAGCGCGAGCGGGACGACGCCATAGCAAGAGCGGACAGAGCGATGAGTTCATGCCATGAAGCAATCGCCGAAACCAACAAGGCGCAGCAAGAAGTCGCCCTCCTGCGAGCACAAATCGCAGAGAACAAAAGCCTCGTCGAAGAGGCTCGTGCCGCCATCGCAAGAGCCGATAAGCATGCCGCTGTGGCCGCAGCCTATAAGGACGCCATGCAGATCGTCTTCAAGCCGACTGTCCTGCGTGAGAGCGTCTACCGCACCACAAACGGCATGACCCCAAGCAGCGAGAACACCTCGATCACAAGGGAAAGCGAATGACTAACGAAGATGACATGACAATCCGCGAAGCCGCACGGGAAATCTGTGCCATGCAAGCATGGAAACACGATAGCTTGGCGTCACAAAACTACTTGTCTGGCGAATACGACCAAACAATCTGGATGCGTCTGGTCGAGCAAGGCATCCGCAAGGGTATTGAGATAGGGAGGTCGCTGTGATGGACATTGAAGCAAAAGCCTTGGCGCTGTTGAATGAGGTGCTGACCGAACGCAACCTAAGCGACAAACGCGCAGTGCGCCGCGAGGTTTCGCCGTATACCGAAGCACTATGCCGCGCCATCGAACAGCACGAAGCCTTTAAGCAAGAGGTGAGCGATATTGTGGAGGCATACGTCAACGCGACTAGCGTGGATGATTGGGAAAAACTAAAGACGCTCATCATCCCCAAGCCCAAGCCTGACCCGCTGGTGGAGGTAATGAAACAGGCTGGGTGGGCCGATGCTGTCATCGACAGTTGTGCGCCATCATTGAGCGCCGCATTGAAAGCGCGTGGGCTGGAGATACGGGAGAAGGGGCAATGACAATTACAATCTCTGCATGGATTATTCCGACCATCATTACAATCGCTGCGTTTGCATGGGCCACTCAAGAAAAATATACCAAAGGCAGTTATAACTTCAGCGTTTGGTTCACCATTCTTACCGCTGGCTGCATATCGTTGGCCACATGGTTTGTTTGGGCGTTATTAACATGACTACAGAAACACTACCCGACTAGGTTCTGGAGATAAGGCTAAAAGAGCAATGACCCTGCGCCAATTCCTGCACGATAATTTCGGCTGGGATATTTACGACTGGGCCGACGATGAGATTAGGTTTTAAGGAGTAAGCGAATGACCGCCGATAACTGGCTTTTCCTGTTGGTCATATCAGTCTGGATATTGACCGCATATCTGATTGCAACCGCGCCTGACATTACAGAGCAAGAGCGCAAAGAAATGGAAGAAGAATGGTGGTCGTAAAAGAATTGGGCCACTTCCCAACAAGCGGCCCAAACTTTATTTCTTGCGCCGCTTTTTTTTGGCATCCGCTGCGGTTGAAAGAGCGATTGCAATAGCCTGTTTTTGGCTCATGCTTGGGTGCTTCTTCAATTCATAGCTAATGTTGCGGCTTATGGTCTTTTGGCTGTAGCCTTTTTTCAGTGGCATATCAGCCGCCGATAATTTGCGACAGGCCAGCAGCGGCGGCAGCAATAAATGCCAGCGCAGTGGCAACAGTTACCTTCCAGCCCAGCTTCTTTTCAGAAGTGTCTTCCATAGGAAGCAGTTTGCCAGTGGCTTTGCGGACGATGGCTTTTTCGGCTTCTTTCTTTAAAGCCTTACCAGCTTCCTTCTTTAGCTTGCTTTTAA